TAGTTAAGTATTTATGAATATTGTTTTTATATGGTGCTGAGAGCTACGAGAATAGCCCTATTTTCGTTTGTTTTAGGTGGGATGATAAAATTATAGCACTAATCTATAAAATCGCTTAGAGAGCGTTTCAGAGGGTTATTTGATATTATTTGTTTCTTTAGAGTTTTCTAGCTCTCTTATTAATCTATTTAACTCTATGTGCTTAATTTGAGAGTCAATGGTCGTTTGGATTGTCTTATCTAAACTAGTAGTAAAGTTTTCAAGAGTTTCTATAGTATTTATTAATACTTCGGTTTTTAGATTTCCAGATTTAGCTTTATTTTTTAGCAAGTCTAAAAGTTCCAAAATGCTAGAAATCGTATTCTGAAATAATTTTACAGACTCATAAGCGACACTTTTATTTACTTCTAGATTAGCTAGGAGCAAACTCTCCCTCTCTTTAAGCGCCGTCTCTAACTCATCATGACCTAATAAATATGGGACAGAGACTCCAAAGTGATTGGCAAGAGTCTGAGCTTGTTCATGTTTAATAGCAGGGTTTTCTTCCTTTTCCCATCTTGAGATAGTCATAGAGGTAATGCCTAGTAAATCTGCTAGTTCCTTTTGGGTGCACTTTTCCCTTGTCCTTAGTTCTTTAATTCTATTCATATTTTCATTTCCTCAATTAGATTATAACACAAAAAATAAAAAAATTAACAAAAATGTTATTTAATGCTTGCAATTAACAAAAATATTATCTATAATTTAGATATTAACAAAAATGTTAATAAAAAACGGAAAGGAGGAGGGACATGATAACTATTACAGCAAGCCAGGCTAAAGCTATCCGAAGAAAGCAGGCTGACAATATGCTTACAAACCAAGAGGTAGCTAAGCAAATAGGAATTAATCCTATCACTTATCGCAAGGTTATTCAAGGCGGAGAGGTAAAGAATAGCATTTATCAGAAAGTCATGGAATGGCTGGCAGAAGATTATTAAAGCAACAAAAAAAGCCTAAACAGTCGGCAAACTAGCAAGGCTTTTCACTTAAACAACTAAAACCAAAATAGCAAGTATGGGATTTAGTTAGGTATTTATTTAATTATATCACAAAATTGTGATTTGTGCCCAAACGAGAGAGCGCTAACTCTTTAAACTAGTTCTTATTCATGATTTCTATTTGGCGACTCAGAGCATGAATAAGAGTGGCAGGAAAGGCATTAAAAAGGTTCTATGACTTTTTCCCAATTTTGGAAGAAAGTCCTGGAGCAACTATACAAATAAAACATAATTGAGGTAAGAACATTATGGGCTTAAGTAGCAAAAATATCAAGACTTTAGGAAATCAAATCAATGACATTATACTACGTCTTGAGCTTATGCAACTTGTTAGTGACGCTTTAATTTTAGCTGAAAACAGTGGAGCAGACTCTCAAGCGTTAAAACAGAATATGTCAGATACTCTTTGTACAATTTCTGATCAGGCAAAGCAACTACAAAAAGAGCTAGACATCATAGCTTGTAAGTTGACTAATTGTGACAATGATGAAGAATTGGAGGCAATTAGAAAGTATTGTGAATGAGTTAGACTTAACAACAGGGCAGAGTGTCGCTCTACTAGCTATCTTGCTAATACTCTTAGTTTATGAGCTTTATAGCCTATATAATGATAACACGGATAAAACAACACCAGGGCAGCAACAAAAGAGCCTGGAGCTAAATCCTGACTATGGAGCATATATACAAATAGCAGGTAAGAGACACAATTAGAAAGGGGTATAATATGCAACTATTATCAAGAGAGGCAGAACTTGAGCTACTGGAGAAAGTGGGCAATCACTTAGAGAAAAGGCTTGAGCTTGAAAAGCAGCATAACGACGGCTGGGATTTAATTGCTAGAGCTGATCTACTAGAAAAGTTAGGGATCAGTGGAACAACGTTGAATAATTGGGAAAAACACGGCTTAAAGCCTTATCAGTCGCCTTTTGAGAACAGTAAGAAGATTTATTACCGCAAGACTGATATATACAATTTTCTTGCAGTAGATTAGGGGGGATAATGACAAAGAAAAAAGAACAATGGGCACCCACCATCACAAATCTACGCAAGGTAATTGTGGACGGTGTGGAGCAATGGGTAGAATTTGAAACAGAGGGCTATGTCATTCCTGCCGGTCACGCTTATTATGACATCCTCAGGGGAATTAACACGGAGGTACAACGGAAGAAAAATGGGAAATCGTAGGATGATAAGTAAGACAGTAACCCAAACTCAGAGATTTTTGAGGCTACCGTTAGAGGCACAGGCTCTATATTTTCATTTAATTCAAAACTCAGATGATGATGGAGTAGTAGAGGCTTTTCCTGTTGTTAGAATGATAGGGGTTAGTGAGGATAGCCTAGGACTTTTGATAGTCAAGGAATTTATCAGGCCACTTAATGATGAAATGGTTTATTTTATTGTGGATTTTCATGAGCAGAATACTGTTAGAAAAGACAGATACAGTCCTAGTATCTATAAGCATTTATTAGAAAAGCCACCTGAGAAATATACTGGTTTACCAATGGACAACCAAACGGAAACCACTGGTTTACCCAATATAAGTCAATATAAGTCAAGTCAAGATAATCTAAGTCAATCTAGGTCAAGTCAGAATGACGAGGACGAGCATGAAAATCCAATCTTTGAAAAATTAAAGTCAGCTTTTGGTCAAATGTCAGTCAATGGGACAATGATAGAAGAAGTGAGAGACTTGTTAGAGATCCATGGCAAAGAGTTAGTTATCCATGCTCTTGAGGTAACTATCCTAAACGCTGGTAAGTCAATTAGATATACCAGGTCAATTCTTTCAAATTGGCAGGGTCTAGGACTTAAAACAGTAGAGCAAGTTAAGCAGCATGAAGAACAAAGGCAAAAGCTGAAACAGTCACCTAAACAAGCTGATCCTATTAGCCGTGAGGAATGGCTAAAAACACGAACAGAGGAAAACCCATTTTAGGAGGGGAAGCAATGGAAGATAAATTTGAGCAATATAACAACAGAAAAATTAGTGATAAGGTGTGTGAAGTGCACCACGTTAATTTTTGGCAAATTTCAACACCTATTAGAGGCAGTAAGGAACGAAATATACAAGAGTTTTGTCCTGAATGTACAAAGGAGTTAATAGATAGACAAGAGCAAGAGGGAGTTAATAATACCCTGAATGCTGAGACATATCTGAAAACCTATAATGTCCTTATGCGTGACAGTACAATGCCTAGAGAGCTGAAAGAGGCCAGTTTTGAGAATTTTATCGCTGAAACAGCCGAGGAAAAGCAATTACTAGAGTTTTCAAAAGGGCAAGTAGAGAAATACTTGGACGGTATGACAGGGAATACGTTGTTTACAGGCTCTACAGGGATTGGAAAGAGTCATTTAAGCGTAGCTATTGCTAAGGCTATAAACGAGGGCTACAAGGCCAAAGGAGAGCCTAAGAGCGTGCTATTTGTCAATCTAACCGAAATCCTTAGACGAGTTCGAGAGAGCTTTAACTCTACTAGCAAAGAGGGGTACTACTCAAGAATGCTGAAAGAGGTTGATTACCTGGTACTTGATGATCTAGGAATAAAGTCAGACAATGCTAGTAGTAAAGGTAAATCAGTCTGGGAAGAAGAGTTTATTTTTGATATTCTCAGTAACCGAGACAAGACTATTATTACTACAAATCTAAGCAGCTCAGAGATTGCTAGCTTGTATAGTGATCGAGTGGCCAGCCGTGTTAGAACAGGCCTAGAGGGTAACTTTTTCAAGTCATTCACGATTAAGGATAAGCGATACTCAATCAGTAGCTTAAAGGCTAAAGTCGCTCAACATTGAGCAGGATTAAAAGGATGAGAAATTGCAATGTAACTTTTAATATGATAGAATACAGTTGGATTACCTAGATGAACTCATCTAGTGCAAAATACGGCAGGTAGCTCCTGCCTCGGTCACAGCTGTACAAAAATTGTGCAGCTGTTTTTAATTATACAAAAATAAAAAAAGCCCCACGCTCAAAGATTGGACCCAGAGAGCGTGAGGCTAGCAGCAAGAAAAAGTATGCACTGGGTGCAGGTGCACCCTTAAAAGGTGCATGCTTTGCATTCCACAAATGGAACTCAAAAAAGCTCAAAAATAAGCTAAAGTACACTAAAAAGGGTAGTAAAAAGCGTTGAATAGTTGAAAATGTCGGTTATATCAACGCTTTAGGACTACTGATATTACAATAAGTTCATATATTTCAAGTAAAGGAGTAATCAAAATGACAAACTACAAAGAAAAACACCGTTTCAGTTATAAATTTGAAAATACTGAACATGCAAAGGCAAACAAAATAGCTGAAGTGGCAAGTATTGCCATTCATGGTTATTTCATGGGTACTGGAGAAAGTCTAGTAACAGAAACAACTATTAGTGGAGATGGGACTATCACAGTAGATTATCAAGGTAGAACAGCAAAGGGGGAAGCCCTGAAACGTATCTGTTTAGGTTTTGCTAATTACTATGAACAGGATATAGAGGGAGAGGAGATTTAATATGGCACTAAATGCAGAACAACTTAAAAAGATGTTAGATAAAGGCTTTGTATTATTCTCAAAAAATGGTATAATTAATTCAGCCAAGTTACCAGAGTTTGGTAGTCTAATCATCAAAACACAAGATGGTAAACCCATTCAAAAGGAAACTAGGCAAAAAGAAAAAATTTAGCTGCTGACTAGAAAACTAGAGGCATGATATAAGAGTTTAACTACTCTTTGTCATGTCTCTTTTTGTTTTAGTCAGAGAAAGGAGGGACTTTGGGAACAGGGGTAAAAGTAAAGATAAATCTAAAAGGTATTGAGCGTAAGGTAACACCTATGGGATTAGCGAGAGCCAAAGAGGCAGTCACTAATCAGATGGTTATGGACATGCACCGTTTTATACCTAGGCGATCTGGAGAACTTAGAGGAAACTTGACTAAGGTTGATGGGAAAATAGTTTATAATGCGCCGTATGCCAGAATGCAGTTTTACGGCAAGAAACGGAAAGGGTTCGTTTCAGACAAACAGCGTAAGTTTTTCTTTGCGAATAAAGAGGAACTACTAAAATATAAAAAAACCCCAGGAACAGGACCGAGATGGGATAAAAAAGCTAGCGCTCTATATTCTAAGGACTGGGAACAAGTAGCTAAAAGAGCGCTAGAATTGAAATAAAGGAGAATTACCATGACACTACAACAAATAAAGGCACAAATTTACAGCCTAGGAACTTATAAGCAACAAAAGATTGAGGCTTATGGAGCAATGAAAAAAGAACTTTTGGAAAAAGTTCGAGATCAGGTTTTATATCAGTCTGAGGCTGAGCTACGCCTGGAGAATTTTAAGAAAGAGGCCGATCAGTACTCAGATACTGAGTATGCAAACATTCTAGCTAAGCTAGAGAACTTTGAACAGACAGAACTAGAGAAAATTAAATCAGAGTACGAAACAGTAACGGCTGATAATGTTGCTGAGTTGAACTTGCTGAGCACTATGAAAGTATCAGAGCAAGAGCTGCTAAGCTACTTAGAGAAATACAAGCGCAACCCATTAGCCATTAAAAAGTTGCATGAAATTGGAGCAGCTAATAACATTGCTTTGCCTAGCTATATCCTGAAAGAGGATAGGCTAGCTGAACTGTTAAAGGTATTCAAGCAACATGCTAAGAGCTATCATGATACTCCAATCGTCGATAGTAACGGTTCAGCAAGTGATCTAGCTTTCATGTTAGTTTTAGCTAGTGATGAATTAAATACAGCTTTAGAAACATATTCTAATCATTTTGATACGGCTCTAGGGCTTTCTGAGAGCTTGTAAAACTAGTTAAAAGTGTATCAGCGATAAAATACCCTGATACACTTTTTAGAACGGTTTACGGAGCGTTTAGAGCGTTCCAATGAAGTATAATTTCCGAAACGAACACGGTGAGAGGGTACTAAATGGAGAGAGATGTTAGAGGGCGTTTTTTACCAGGTAATCAAGTTGCTAGAGGTAATCGAGGGAATAGACAACCGAAGTATGGAAATAATAATGCTATGAAACACGGTTTATATAATCGTTATACAGGACTTTTACCTAGTAGAAATGGCGGCCTTTCAATATATAAAAACGGGGTATATTTAGGCTCTTTACATAAGAAATACTATCACACAACAGAAAAGGGCGAGATAATGATAGACGTACAAGTAGTACAACGCCTAATAGATGTTTGTAGATTGCCAGAAAGTCTTTTCGGAGATCCTGAGTACGTTGAATACTATGAGTAATGTCCGTTTTTGGACTTAACTAAAACAAAAAAAGCCAAGACACTCTCTGTCTCAGCTATAATCTCAATAATATTATTATACCACAAAGGAGGGCAAGGCATGACACCAGAGCAGGTAAAAGAAAAACTAGAGGGCGTTAAGTGGATTAATAAAGAAATAGAGGGCTTATATTTAGAGCTTGCAGCTTTAGAAAGTGGTATTATCAAAAAGCAAGAACTGAGCACTACCAGAGTACAAACAAGCAGAGTAAATACGGCAGAGAATAACCTTATAAGCGTTCTAAAACTAAAAGAGGACTTCCACATCTCTAAATGCAGAAGTCCCCATATCAAGTTAATGAATACATATAGTCAGCATATATACATTACTAACTTAATACCTCTAACATTAATTAGAGGATTTCTTCTTTTTCACGGGCACCCAAAAGCGCCAGCATGTGTATCCGTATTCGGATGCAATCATTCGCTTGCCCCAACGGTTAGTATACTCTTTACAGAATACCCACATAAAGGCCTCCCTTCTGGGACTATTGCAAAACCTTCATGTAAATGCTAAAATGAATTAACTTAATTAATTAGTCTGACCATTTACGTTCAGATTCAAAGTATATAAGCGGCAACTTATACTCTTTGGCTACAGCCCCTATTTTCAACCACTAGGTGGCTGTTTTTTTATTGTGTACATAAATTATTCCTCCTTATCTTTTTCTATTTCGTTGCACAGCTGCCGCTTTTTCAGTTACACCATATTTTAATGATATATCTTCCAATGTCATGCCTTGTATGCACTCATATGGTGCTAACAATTCTCCAGCAAAAGCATTAGCTTGCCATTCAGGATCCTTGTATGCAGGTATTGCTGTTTCATCTCTAGCAAATTTTATTTTATCAATTGAATGTAAGAGCAAATGACCTAGTTCATGAGCTATAGTTAAGCGGTCACGCCCATAACCTACACAAGCCCGCTCATATACATCTTCACGAATGCGAACTTTATTTTCTTGAGGTATCGTTTCACCATGCTTTGTACCCATCTCATCAATAGTAGCTATTTCAAATTCTACCCCAACTCTTGTTAGAGTATGTTCAAAAATTTTTACTATGTCAACATAATCATCAAAAGGTATATTCAACAAAGTCTTCAACCGTTTGAAAAATTT